CAAGCGGCTCGCCGATGACGCGAGCGCGTGCGAGACCGCGCGTAAGTCAGCCGTCCGGTTCAATCGCGATCTCGCGGACGCGCGCGCCGGCAATTCGCTGTGGCAGTTCGACGAAGCGCAGGCCAATCGCGCCATGCTGTTCGCCTCGATGCTGCCGAACATCAAAGGCCCAGAGGCCGACAAGCCGATCCGGCTGATGGACTGGCAGCGGTTCGTCTATGCAAACCTATTCGGCTTCGTCGAGGCGGGCACCGCGTTGCGACGCTTCCGGCAGGCTTACGTAGCGGTCCCGCGCGGCAACGGTAAGACGACGATCGTCGCGCCGGCCGCGCTCTACTGCACGTTTATGCAGCGCGAAGGCGGCGCTGAAGGCTACGCGGCGGCGGTCACGCGCGATCAGGCCCGTATCCTGTTCGACATGGCGCAACACATGGTCCGCCGCACGCCGCGCCTTCAGAAGCCGCCGATCTCGGTCAAGGTGATGGTCAACGCGATATTCCAGGAGCACACCGCGAGCCGGTTCGCGCCGATATCGTCCGACGCCAAGGCCCTCGATGGCCTCAATGTCGCGGTCGCGGTCTGCGATGAGATCGCGAGCCACAAGACGCCCGAGGTCTACGACGTGCTGCTGACCGCGATGGGCAAGCGCATTCAGCCGTTGCTGATCTCGATCACCACCGCGACCGACAACACCAGCGGCATCGGCAAGCAGCTTTGGGATTACTCGCTTCGCGTGCTTGACGGCGTGCAAGAGGACGACCGGCTGTTCGCGCTGATCTATACCGCCGACGCGACCGACGACACCTGGAGCGAGACGACGTGGCGCAAGGTCAACCCCGGCTGGGGCCAGACCGTCCAGCCCGACGCGATCCGCTCAATTGCCAAGCAGGCGCGGAACAATGCCGCGCAGGAGTCGGTATTCAAAACGCGCCATCTCAACCTATGGGTGGGCGCCGACGAAGCGCTGTTCTCGATGCGCGCTTGGCAGGACTGCACCGATCCTAAGCTTCGGATCGAGGACTATTTCGGCAAGCCGTGCCACATGGCACTCGATCTCGCGAGCAAGACGGATATCGCCGCCGTCGCGCTCGTGTTCCGCGAGGGTGAGCGCTACACGGTATTCAGCCGGTGCTATCTCAACGAGCAGGCGGTGAACGAAGCGCGCAATCCGTCCTATCCCGGCTGGGCGCGCGATGGCGTGCTTCGGATCACACCGGGCAACGAAACCGACTTCGGCGAGATCGAGACCGATCTGATCGAGGACTGTCGCCGGTTCGATGTCCAATCGGTCGCCTATGATCCGTGGGGATCGACGCAGCTTGCCCAACGGCTCGCCGCTGAGGGTATTCCGGTCGTCGAATTCCGCGCCAACACGCAGAACTTTTCCGAGCCGACGAAAGAACTCGACGCGGCGATCCGCGCCGGCCGGCTTCGCCACGACGGCAACGGCGCCCTGACGTGGTGCATGTCGAACGTCGTCGGACATTACGACGCGCGCGGCAACGTCTATCCGCGCAAGGCGCGACCAGAGAACAAGATCGACGCGGCGGTGGCGCTGATTATGGCGACCGCTCGCGCTATCGGCGCCGTCGATGCGGCCTCGGTCTACGAAAGCCGGGGGCTGTTGGTGCTCGGCTAGTGGCCTTGCACCTAACGTCAATCGCTTCACGTGAAACAGGAGCAAACAGCATGCCGTATGTGCAAGGCTTTCTAATCGAGGGGCCGGTCGATCCGGGCTTCGGTCGTCCTGGTGGCGGCGGTCCGGTCGATCCCGGCTTCGGCGGTGGCTCGCCGAACCATCCTTGGATACCGGGCCATTTGCCTGATCCGCCGCCGAGCGTCTGGCCACCTTTGACGCCGAGCAATCCTATTCAGCCGACGCCGCCGGGCGTTCCGCCTGGGACGATCTGGCCTCCGATCGATCATGTCGGCGGCGGGCCGATGCCGGGAAGGCCACCACACCCTGGTGGCGGACCTATGCCGGGCCAGCCGGCGCGACCCGACCAAGGATTACCGAGCCAGCCGGCACGTCCCGACCAAGGATTGCCGAGCAACACGTTTTGGGTCGTCGCCGGGATTCCCGGTGTGGGGTGGCGTTATGTCTGCGTTGATCCGTCGTTGAGCGCTGGCACCCCGTTGCCGCCGACGCCCGAGCCGGCGCCGAAGGGCTGATATGCGATGAGCATCCGCGAACGGCTCGGCCAGTGGTTGTTGGGATCGTCTCAACAGCCTGCGGCCGCGCCGTCCGCTCCCGCGACGAAAGACGCCGGGGGTCCGACCTCGACCCTCGGCGGTCTCGGCTGGCCGCAACCCATGCTCTATGCCGCGCTCGGCGGCTACGCGAGCAATACCGGCGTTCCCGTTACCCCGTTCACCTCGTTGCAAGCATCGACGGTCTATGCGTGCGTGCGCATGATCTCGCAGGACATGGCGATGCTGAAGCCGTTTATCCGCCGCGAGTTGCCATCCGGCGGCTATCGGCGCGAGCAACAGCATCCGTTGAATAAGCTATTTCGCCGGCCGAACCGCTGGCAGACGCGGTTTGAATTCGTTTCCTACATGCTCACATCGCTCTGCCTGCGTGGCAACGCGTTCATCGTCGTCGAGCGCGACCGCGACGCGAACCCGATCGAGCTTGTCCCGATCGCCCCGGATCGCTGCACCATGATGCTGACGGATGACGGCGAGCTTTGGTATCGCATCAACTCGCGTCGTCTCGGCTACGGGCTGGTCGTGCCGCCGGATGACATGATCCACCTCAAGAACATCTCGATGGACGGTTACGTTGGGGTGTCGCCGATTGCGATCGCGCAGGACGTGATCGGTCTCGCGCTCGCGACGCAGCAGCATGGCGGCATCCTGTTTCGCCAGGGCGGCCAGATCGGCGGTGTGATCTCGCATCCTGGGAAGCTATCGAAAGAGGCGTCCGACCGGATCGCGAACAGTTGGCGCGAGACGCATAGCGGCGTTCAGAACGCGCATAAGGCGGCGATCCTCGAGGAAGGGATGAAGTTCGATAAGATCGCGATCACTAACGAGGAAGCGCAATTTATAGAAAGTCGCCGTTTCTCCGTGCTTGAAATCGGGCGTTTGTATGGTGTGCCGCCGCACCGCCTCGGGGAATTGGACAAGGCGACGCTCAACAACATAGAGCAGCAAAATCAGCAATACGTCGATGGCGCGCTCAAGCCGATCGCGGAGTCGGTCGAGCAACTGTTCAACCATCACCTGTTGTTCGAGGACGAACGCAGCTTCCTCGAATGCAAGTTCGACTTTGACGACATGACGCGCAGCGATCTGCTGACGCGCTATCAGGCATATCAGGTCGGCACGCTCAACGGCTGGCTATCGCGCAACGAGGTCCGCGCCAAGGAAAACATGGACCCGATCGACGACGGTCACGGCGACGACTATCGCGTTCCGCTCAACACCGCGGTGCCGTCCGACAATCTCGCGCAGACCACGACCGCGCCATCCGAGACCGCGAACGCGCCCGGCGCGACACCACCGAAGGCCGAGCCTGGGGGGACCGAGTAATGCAGCTTGTCAGCGCAACCCGGTTCAAGCTGCTCAACCGCAACCGCCGCGCGACCGGCGCCGTCCTCGGTATCCGCAAGCAGATGATCGCGCCGGCCGGATCGATCGAAAGCGACAAGCGCGCGCTCCGCTTCACCATCTCGACCGCGAGCGTTGATCGCGAGCGCGATACCATCGCCATCGAGGGCTGGGACCTCGCCAACTATAAGAACAACCCGGTCGTGCTCTGGGGCCACGACTCCTCGCGTTTGCCGATCGGTCGCGCGTTCGATGTCGCCATCGAGGGCGGCGCGCTCAAGGCGTCGGTCGAGTTCATTCCTGACGACACACCGGAAGGCGGTCAGTTCGCCGAGGCCGTCTATCGCCTCGCGCGCGGCGGCTTCATTGCCGCGACCTCGGTCGGCTTTCGCCCGCTCAAGTGGGACTACAGCACCGACAAGGATCGCGGTGCCGACGACTGGTTCCCTGGCATCGACTTTACCCAGCAAGAACTGGTCGAGCTTTCGATCGTCACGGTTCCCGCGAACCCAGAGGCGCTGGTTGACGCGCCACTACCCGGCGAGGGCACCGCGATTGCTACGCCGAACCCGACAAGCGGCGAGGAAGTGACCGCTTACAACGAAGAATTAACAAGAGCACGAGCACGCCGCCGACGCGTGTTCCAACTGGCTATGGCGACTGCGGACTGATCCGCGCGCTTCAACACATTCACACAAGGAACAAAGTCATGGCTGGGCTATCCGAAAAGCATCGTGAGCTAAAGCGTCGGCGCGCTGAAATCGTTTCCAAAATGGGCGCCATCGTCAAAGAGGACAGCGACGACACGCCGCTGACCAGCGAGGACTCAACGACGTTCGATGAACTCGCCGCCGCGCTTCAGGCGATCGACCAGCGGCTACAGCGCGTTGCCGCTGCTATGCAAGCCGCCGCCGAGGGCGCGCAGGACGCGGACGGCGGCGATGGGGACGGCGAAGGCGACGACGACGACAGCGACAAGCGGGCCGGCTTCCGCGTCCGCAGCGGCGCCAAGTCACCCGCCAAGGCGAAGCGCGATCCCGACGCCGGGCTGAAGGACAAGCGGGGCATCAAGGCGGCGCGCTACGTGCTCGGTCTCATGCACGCCAGCTTCAACCGGGTCTCGCTCGAAAAGGCGGCGGAATTCGTCTCCAATCGCTTCGGCGACGACGTGGTGGCACGCGCGCTCAATTCCGGCGTGACCGGCGAGGGCGGCGCGCTGATCCCGCAGGACTTCATGGCCGATCTGATCGAGCTATTGCGCGCCTGGACGGCGGTGCGCGGGGCCGGCGCGATGGAAGTCGGAATGCCGATGGGCAACCTGACCATTCCGCGCCTCGCGGGCGGTGCGACCGCCGCCTATCAAAACGAGCTTGACGATATCGGGGTCAGCCAGGAGCGGTTCGACGACGTGAACCTCGTGGCGCGCAAGCTGACCGCGATGGTGCCGGTGTCGAACGATCTGATCCGTCGCTCGCCGATCGGCGTCGAGGAGATCGTGCGCGACGATCTCGTGCAGACCGTAGCGCGTCGCGAGGACCTCGCTTTCCTACGCGGCGACGGCACCGACAAGGGGCCGATCGGGATGCGCCATCTGGTGCTGCCGGCAAACCTGATCACTGTTGCGGCTATGCCGGCGACGCCCGCGCCAGGGGACCAATTGACCGCGATCCTCGCCGGGGCGAATGCCGCGATCCTCGCGCTGCAGAACGGTATGAGCCGGATGATCCGCCCGACCTGGATCATGGCGCCGACCATCGCTCGGTTCATCTCGACCGCACGCGATCAGGTCGGTGGGTTTTATTACAAGGATGAAATCGCGCGGGGCACGTTCGAGGGCTACCCGATCCGCATCACGCAGCAGATACCGAGCAATTTGGTGATGAGCACCTACACCAAGGCCACCGAAGTCTACTTCGTGGACATGGCGGATTTTATCATCGCGGACACCTACAACGTGGTGGTCGATGCCTCGGATGTCGCGGCCTACAATGACGGGACCGGCATGGTATCGAGCTTCCAGCGCGACCAGTCGTTGTTCCGCGTGATCGCCGAGCATGACGTGAATATGCGGCACCTTCAGAGCTTGGTGGTGCTGCTTATTCAGGATTGGGGCTTTGCCGGGGTTCCTGGCGCGCCTGGGGCGCCTTACTCGACGCAACCGCTCAATCCCACATGGTCGCAAGCCGCAGCCATCAGGCCCGCTCTGGCGACCGGCGCGAACGCACCGCCGACGCTCAAGGACCCGGCATAAAAACAGGGAGTATTCGCAAATGTCAGACAAGACACCGCTACCGCCGCGCGGCGGCTCGATCCCGGCCGGGCTTGAAGAACCGCCGCGCTACTGGCCGCCCAATCCGCAGCATCCCGACATTCCGCAAACGTTCGATCCGCGCGTATCGGTGCAACTGGAGCGGGCCGCGCGCGACCGGGAAACCGGAATGCCAGGGCAGGCCGCGCGCGAGGAAGCGGAAACCTTCGTCCCTGATCCGCGACGCGGCGCGGGACCGCAACCGATGCCACCGCGACGGGTGGCGACGCCAACGGCGGGCGAGGATGGCGGCGTGGTAAGCGGCGCCCCGCCACGCGAGACCGTGGTGACGTTCAACCAGCAATTCGGTAGCTACTTCGCTGGCGAAAGCGCCGCCTTCAGCGAGGACGAAGCCGCGCGGCTCGGTGAGCTCGGCGTAACTGGCGAGGGCGGCGACGGCGCCCCCGCTACCGATCCGCCGGTCAACGTCGATGTGCCGCACGTGACGCAAGCGGGCGATACGCTCAATTGCACAATGGGCAATTGGCAAAACACGCCGACTGGCTACGCCTATCAGTGGAAGCTCGACGGCGCGGACGTCGGCACCGACGCCGCGAACCACACGGTCAACGCGGGCGACGCCGGCAAGACCGCGACCTGCGTCGTCACCGCGACCAACGCGATCGGCTCGACGGCAGCGCCGCCCTCGGTCGGCGTGGTCGTCGCATGAGCGACATGGTTCCCGGCACCCTGGTGGATATGCGGATTATGAAGCGCTTCGCCCACTACACGGTGGGCGATCGCATCGCGGTGCCAATGGATCAGGCGCAGGACTTGGCGGCGCGCCGCCTTGCCCAGCCGATGCAACTCCTGGTCCCGACGCCGGTCGAGGCGTCAGCAGAGTCCAAGCCGGCCGATCCGATCCGTCAGCCGGCACAGGTGGTGCGCAAGTAGGGCGATGTATGCCGCCTTGCGTGTCCTCACCGCGCCGGCAAGTGAGCCGGTTACGCTCGATCAGGCAAAGCGGCATTGCCGGATTGATTCTGACTATGACGACGACCTTGTGGCGATGTATGTGACCGGCGCGCGGTCCGAAGCCGAAGCGTATCTTAACCGCGCGCTGTTCACCCAGCAGTTGCAATTCAACGTCACCTGGGCGCCGCCGCCGACCGCGACGCCGCTCGTGCCGCAATCGCTGATCGTCTTTCCGCTCAACTGGCCGCCCTTGGTCAAGCGGCCGATCGAGCTACCGCGCGCGCCCGCGATCTCGGTCGAGGGGATCACCTGGGGGCCGATCGATGACATGCAGGCGGCAGACCCGGACGATTACGACACGAACCTGCTGGTCGAGCCGGGCTATGTCGCGGTCAAGCCGCAACTGCTGCCGCGCATCCCGCAGCAATCGATGAGCATCAACTACACCGCCGGCTATGACGCCGCCGATCC